TCTGTCTCTTAGTTTCCTCAGATAGTCTAGCTTTCTCAGCGTCAAGCTTGCTTATAACTCGCTCGACACTATAATTATAACTATTAAAAGCTCTCTCAATAGATTCGTTAATATGTTTCTTAACAGTCTTAATGTTAGAAGCTAATCTACCTTGCTCATCGTAACTTCTGCTAGTTTTTGTGCTAGTACCTTTGTAGAAGAAACCATAACCCTTCTTGCTTATAGCTTTGTCAGTAGCTGAGTCACACCAACCTATTGAAGAAAGGCATGTACCAACTTCTACATGGATACCTTTGTTATGATAGCCACCTCTACACTCTTCTGTATCTATTCTAAGTCCTACTTTAAACTTCGTAGAAGTAGACTCTTGGTTAACCCAAGCATTAGCAATATCATCAGCAGTAATAGTCTTAGGATTATAACCTTCAGCGTAAGATTCATTAGACATAGAGCTATAGTAGTAACCATTAGCTGACGTGATACATCCTGCACCTTCAGAGAATTTTAAATCAGAGATACAATTTTCTGTTGTAAATCTGTCACCTAATTGCCTGACGATTGAGATGTCTTTATCCTCTTCATACTTACTAGTAGCTTTTTTAGTATACTCACAGGTAAACTTATTGTCCTTAGTAAGAGAGTTTTCAAGAGACAAATCAAAGCCTAAACCTCTGTGCTCTAGGATGCACTCGTTAAAGTAAGAAACTAGCTCCTGAATAGCACCTGTCTTAAGAATCTCAACTCTTCTATCATAGGCAAGCTTAAATAGTCTTTCCTGCTCGATACAGCACTCCTGATGAAAAGTCTGCTTG